CTACCCGTATTTTTATGACGGGATCTGTGCGTTCATGGATCCATTATATTGAATTGCGATCTGCCAATGGCACACAGCAGGAGCACATGGACATTGCTCAGTTGTGTAAGCGACACTTCGCGTGTCAGTTTCCTACTGTTGCTAAAGCACTTGACTGGTGTGATGATAAGGAGGAATGTGGATGTCCCGATGACTGGGACGACTTGCAACCCTGTTTGAGGATAGACTAATGCCTACATACAATGTAAAGAATCTCAAGACTGGAGAGAAAAAAGAATTCCGCATGACAATGAAAGAATATTGTCAGTGGAAAGAAGACAACCCCGACTGGGATAAGGACTGGACTGCTGGCATCGCTGGCACCACCTACGGAGAACCTAAACAGTCGGACGGCTTCAAAGAAGTAATGTCCAAAATACAGGAGAAACATCCTAGGGCAAACCTATCTCGTTACACCTAAACCAACACTCTATGCCAACATCTGTAAAGTCCAAGACCCGTCCCACTCCAAAGTCCAAGACCCAACGTCGCTCCATGAAATTGGGGACACTCACAGCAAAGCAAATGAGAAGAAAGAAACCCATCAATCTTGAGCATCTAAAGGATATCAATCCGCTCACTGACAATCAAGAAACTATCTTCAACTCCTACGCTGAAGGTAAGAATCTTGTATTGCATGGTGCTGCTGGCACAGGTAAGACATTCATCAGTCTCTACCTTGCACTCAGAGAAGTCTTGGATCCAGAGTCTCCATACGAAAAGGTATACATGGTCCGCTCACTGGTCCCTACCAGAGAGATTGGATTCCTACCAGGAGATCATGAGGATAAGAGTAACCTTTATCAGATTCCGTATAAGAATATGGTGAAGTATATGTTTGAGATGCCAGATGACAATGCTTTTGAAGCACTGTATGATAATCTTAGAGCACAGGAGACTGTCTCTTTCTGGTCTACCTCATTCATTCGTGGTGTTACACTTGACAAGTGTATTATAATTGTAGATGAGTTTAGTAACCTTAACTTCCATGAGTTAGATAGTATTATCACTCGTGTTGGTGAAGATTCTAAGATCATTTTCTCTGGTGACTACACCCAGTCTGATCTAGTGAAGAGTAACGAGCGCAATGGTGTGCTAGACTTCATGAAGATCCTACAGTCTATGCCATCCTTCGACATGGTTGAGTTTGGTATTGAAGACATCGTTAGATCTGGTTTGGTTAAAGAGTATCTCGTATCTAAAATTAACATGGGAATGTGAATGACTTTTAATTATGTGGGTCCTGCTTCTCCTCTCAAAGAGTTGGAGAGTAGGACTCTTCCTCACGGAAGATTCTATAAGACCGATGATGGTTGGATGCCTAGCGTTACAACTGTTGTCGGTCATAATACTAAGGCAGGTATCCTTGCATGGGAGAAGAGAGTAGGTTATACTGAAGCAGAGCGAGTCCGCCGTGCTGCATCGTGGCGTGGCACTCAATACCATACCATCGTGGAGCATTACCTAAACAATGAATTGGAAAAAGTTAAAGAGAGCAAGGGTCTTCCCCAGTACCTTTTCAGGGCTGCTCGTGAGACTCTTGATCGTATTTCTAACATTCACTGTATTGAAGCCCCTCTTTTTTCTCTTAAGTTGGGTATTGCTGGCAGGGTTGATTGTATTGCTGAGTTTGATAACTCTCTAGCAATCATTGACTTCAAGACAACAACTCGTCTCAAGAATGATGCGTTGTTGGAGAAGTATTTCGTGCAAGAAGCAGCGTATGCTTACATGTATTATGAAATGACTGGTATTGAAGTAGACAAACTTGTAACATTGTCTGTCTCTGAGAAAGGAGACATGCAAGTTGTTGAAAAGTATGATAAGATACCTTACATGGATACACTCATCAAGTGGATCCAAGAGTATCGATATTATGTTGAAGGTATTAAATGAAAGATACTTTTTTAGGGATTCCTATCTATAGATTCTATTATCCTCGTGACAAGCAAGAGGCTGTGCATGAAGAGTGTAAGCGTCTTACATATAGACACAATGGAGGTAATAGAATTTGGGAGCGTGTCTTCCTAGATGGTGTGGGTGGTAGTGATCTACACACCCTTCCTCAGTTTGAGGATCTCTTTACATGGATTGATAAATGTCTTGCTGAAGTTGCTAAGGATATTGGTATGCCAAACCAACTCAAGATCAACTCCAGTTGGGCGAATCTAAATAGAAAAGGAGACTATTTCTATGATCACACACATGCTAACTGCTTCCTAAGTAGCAACTATTATGTGAATGGTGGTCCTGAAACAGTTACCGAATGGTATCTACCCAACCCTTGGTTTAGTAAGTCAAACATATGGCCATGGGGTGAGTGGACCGAAGAGAAGTTTTTTCTGAAGCACTCAGAGCCTACAGATCCTGGAAAGTTTATTGTCTTTCCTCCTACTATCAGGCACCGTGCAACACCTAATCAATCCGAGGAGGATCGTATCACTATCGCTGCCAACGCCTTCCCAGACGGGCTTATCAATGCAACTGGGGTATCACACCTTAACGTGCAGGTCCTATGAAAGAAATTGAAGAAAAGTTTATGACACAAGGTAAATTCACTTCCTTAGTTGAGTCACGAGTTAAAGACAGTCAAGGTCTTATCAACTACATAGAAGCAGTCACATCGATCTGCGAAGAGTTTGAGATTGAAGTTGAAACTGTCAGTAAACTGATCTCTAAACCCCTCAAAGATAAGATCAAGTGGGACGCACAACAATTAAACTACATTAAACGAACGAGCAGAGGAATCCTGCCACTATGACTAACGAATTTTTTAAGAGCGACGTAGTAAAAGAAGAAATAGATCAGATTCAAGAGTGTTATACAGAGTTGCTGAAGATGTCAGCAGGTCTATCCGAGTTTGATCCAGAGCAAAGACTAGAGCACGTTGAGAAGACTCTAGAGTTGATTGCTAAACAAAAGGTATTCTATTCACGTCTTGCCTTGGCATCTCATGGTGTTGATCCTGAGGATCCTGAGGATCAGGACGCTAAGTTTGTCAAGAATCGTATTGATCTCCTATCACAGGAGTATTCTGGTGGTCTGAATCTGATGATGATTCTGCAGACCATGGAAGATAAACTGCAAGGATGGAGAAAGGAGTTGAAAGATGCCCAATCCTGAAGCACTCTGGCAAGATATGCAGAAGTTGGATGACCTATACGAGGAATTGCTATGGGATCCTGACGATGAGTTACAATTCACCCACGATGGTGAGAAGGTCCTGATCATAAACCGCACACGGTCCCTTGACAAGACCTAAATAATATGCCATCATAATACGGTGGCAATCACACAAAACACACAACCACAACGGAGAAATACATGTCTTTTGCTAGTCTTAAGAAAAAGTCTGGGTCATTTGATAAACTGACTCAGCAGATTGAAAAGATGTCTAAACCACAGGGTGCTGGTCCTGACGAGCGACTCTGGAAACCTGGTGTAGACAAGAGCGGAAACGGTTATGCCGTGATCCGTTTCCTTCCTGAGCCTGATGGTGAAGACCTTCCTTGGGCACAGGTGTGGAGCCACGCTTTCCAAGGTCCTGGTGGATGGTATATTGAAAACTCTCTCACTACATTGGGTCAAAAAGATCCTGTTGGTGAGTTGAATCGCACACTCTGGAATAGTGGTCTCGATGCTGACAAAGAGATTGCTCGTAAGCAGAAGAGGAAACTCTCCTACTACAGCAACATCTATGTTGTTAAGGACCAACTGAATCCTCAGAATGAGGGTAAAGTATTCCTTTATAAGTATGGTAAGAAGATCCACGACAAGATCGTGTCTTCTATGCAACCCCAGTTTGAAGACGAAGAACCTATCAACCCCTTTGATATGTGGCAAGGTGCGGACTTCCGTATCAAGATCCAAACCATTGGTGGTTACTGGAATTATGATAAGTCTGACTTCGCAGCACCTAGCACGCTGGGTGGTTTCGATGATGAGAAACTGGAATCACTGTGGAAGTCTCAGTATTCCCTCAAGGAATTCACTGACCCTTCTGCCTTCAAGTCTTATGAGAAATTGGAAGAGCGTTTGAATCTCGTCCTTAACAAGGGCAGGACTCAGGTCCGCACTCGTGATGAGCAAGATGAGGATGTCTTCAACTCTCCTGACATTATGGCACCTGCCAAAGTGTCACAACCAGATCCCACTCCTAGTGGATTCGGTGCTAAGATTGAAGAGTTAAACAAAGCAGATGATGGTCCTGACTTGGACTACTTCGCTGCCCTCGCTAACGACGACTAATGAAAAAACTTGCCCTTGCCTCTCTGCTGCTATTGTCCGCTGCAGCACCCGCTAATGCACTAACTTGGAAGGAATTCTGGGAGCCGTTTGAGGGGCACGGGCATCATCACTCGCACCACTATTATTATGAAGCGCCCCCTAGGAGGCGCATGTGTGAGGTGCAGGTGACTAGACGTAGATGGGTGCCTGGCTTCTGGTTAGGTCATCATGAATACGTTGAAGGTTACTGGGAGAAACAGACACGACTTAAGTGGAGACCCTGTAGGCACTAACCCATATATTATTTGACTTTTCGTTCCAAGAAAGGTCGAAAAAAAATTCGGGGTATTTTTTCGCCCACAGGGTTTTTCGGTATTTTTACTATGACACATTACAAACCTTATTCGCCTGAATGGCACAGATACCGTTATTTGGCGGAAGCGTTAAATAAGTATCTGGACGACTATGTTGAAAATGACGTAATTGTTGAGGATATCCAAGATATCCTTAATACGCGGTCTGAAGCATCTTATGCTGATTTCAACAAAGTCTCTGAATTAGAGTCCAAATTGCGTAAATGATTTATGCTCTCAACCGCTTATCGACTCCGCTTGGAGTCTATTTGCAAATGTATTGCAAATAAAGAATCTGTCCCTATTGAGGACATGATCTGGGCAGAGAAACTTGCTAAAAGGCACACACTCGCCCGAGATTGGTTAAAACAAGCACGTCGGCAAGCGTCTCAAAACATTGAGGAGGGCAGTATTGATGATTTTATGAATAGGATGGGTCTCGGAGACCCTGATCCATCCAATCATAGGACTACATTTGATGGTGCAGATGATATCAACGATTGGTTTAGGAGGGACAAACCAGATGACTGGCGTCAGCGTGACTAATATGAATATCGCCAAAAACCTTCTAGAGAAGGCAGCAGAATTGCTTGGCAGTGAAGTAAGACATTATACGGTGGTCGATAGGACCACAGAGCATGAAAAGTTTGTTATCGAGTACAATCATTCAGACAAAAAATGATTCCACAGACAGCAGTAATTTATAGTAATGGATCACAAGAATGCGAAAGAGCAGCACAACTGCTCAAATCACTAGAAGGCGAATTTCTCGAATATCGCCTAAATCAACATTTTGACCAAAGAGCGTTTGAAAACGAATTCGGACCAGAAGCAGAATACCCACAAATCGCGCTAGGAGCGCAACATGTGGGT